AACCAACATTCACTCACGCAGTTACAGTCACATCATTCGCAACATCTACAACGTGCCCAAGGATGTGTTCAACACCATTCATGACACCAAAGAGATTGTGGACATGGCGTCAAGCGTAGGCCGGTACTACGATCACTTGCACATGGTCAATTGCGAAAAAGAACTGGAAGTTCCTGTTAACGACTATAAACATGTCAAATCTATTTGGCTGGCACTGAACGCCAGTTATGCACTGGAAGCATTTCGCTTTATGGTATCATTTGCCACAAGCCTGGCCATGGTAGAAAATCGTATCTTCATTGGCAACGGCAACATTATTCAGTTAATCCTGCAGGACGAAATCCTGCACAAGGAATGGACTGCGTGGATTATCAATCAAGTGGTGAAGGAAGATCCGCGCTTTGCTCAAGCCAAACAAGAATGTGAAACTGAAGTGTATCAACTGTATCTAGATGTGATCCGTGAAGAAAAAGAATGGGCTGATTACCTGTTCAACAAAGGCCCAGTGATTGGTCTCAACGCACAGATCCTAAAAGACTTTGTGGACTATACAGCAGCCAACGCACTGAAAGAAATTGGTATCAAATATCATGAGCCAGCACCACGTAGCACACCTATCCCATGGTTCAATAAACACGTAGACACCAGCAAGAAACAAACTGCCCTGCAGGAAAATGAATCAACCAACTATGTCATTGGCGTGATGGGTGATGCTATTGACTACGACGAGTTACCAAACTTATGATTAACGACGAATGGTTCCAACCAGGTGGGTTTGAGACCTACAAACATCCAACTCCTATCAGTTATGAAACTGCTACAGATAACGGTACAGTAGACACACTGGAAGGTCCTGTTGCCTACACAGTGGGTCACAAGATTATTACTGGGCCTAAAGGTGAACGTTATCCTGTGAGCCCTATCAAGTTCTCAGCCTATTATGATGACAACGGCGATGGCACAGCTACTCCCAAGAAAATCATGAAGGTAGCTCGACTTGCTGACCACGACGGGGTGGTCAAAGCCAGATGGGGCAACCTAGAATACACTCGTGGCAATGACTACATTGTTCGACATGGTCCGGGTGACTACGGTGTTGTCAAAACAGACATCTTTGCCAAGACGTACGATAAATCAAAAGAAGGAAAAATGAAATGAAAGCAATTGTATGGTCGAAAGACCAATGCCCCTACTGCGATCAAGCCAAGGCCTTGCTGAAATCACGCAACATTGAATTTGAAGAACGCAATATCCAGCATGACTGGACACGAGAACAACTGCTAGAAGCAGTACCAAATGCTCGCTCAGTGCCACAGATCTTTTTGGATGATCAACTGGTGGGCGGGTTCACTGAACTCAGAACAAAACTAACAGAAAGCCGATAATGGAAATTGGAAAAGTTTATACATTCAAGCTGAACTCTGGCGAAGAAATGATTGCCAAAGTTATGGACGCTGGTGAAGGCTATGCCATGCTACAGGACCCTGTAAGTGTGGCTCCGGGTCCACAAGGCATGGGACTTGTGCCTAGCATGTTTACCGCAGATCCTGACAAAAATCCTCGGCTAAATATGAATTGTGTTGCTATCTCTGCATTGACAGATGAATCAGTGCGTATGAAATACATTGAAGCAACTACAGGTATCAAAGTACCAGAAAAACGAATCTTAGTAGGATAAAATGCCAGCAGTACAACGAGTAGGTGATGCAGACGGCGCAGGAGGCGTAGCTAGTGGTGGCATTGGTTCAGTGCGAGTCAACGGGCGTCCAGTAATCGTAGATGGCAACTCTGTAAGTGCTCACCCTTGTTGTGGCCGGCGAGGATGCCCACCTATTCATTGCAGTGCTGTCACAGCCGGCGGATCTGGCTCAGTCCGAGCCGGCGGCATTCCTGTGGTGTATACCGGAGCAGGCGACACATGTGGTCATGCTCGAGAAGGTGGATCTGACAATGTTAAGGTTGCAGCATAATGGCCGGCATCTTAACACCATTGCAGTTGACAGCGGCCTCGGCCTTGTTGAACGACACCGGCATTGATCCATTGCCGACCGCATTGACCACTGCGATTGCATCCTTCAATGCCGGGTCACCAATTCCAAATTTTCTCACTGCTGTGGCCAATTATACTGCTGCATCATTTGCCAATGCAACCACATTGTCATCGTTGTTGACCGTTGGCAACACAAACATTCCTGCATTAGGCGACAGTATTCCTGCTGCCTTTACCAATCTTACCCCTGTGTCCACTGTGCCTGCAGGATTTTCGGGGTTGATACAACAAACCGGAAATAATTATTTAGGTAACGGTGATGCTGGACGTTTTAGTCAAGGTTTCATGGCAGTACAGGGTTACATCAACACCACCAATCAGTTTATCAATTCTGTTACTAATGCTCAGACCTATCTTGGTCCTACCTTTACCAACATGGATGCTTTGATCACAAACAGCATTAGCAATTTAAATCCTGACTTTGGAAACTTTGCCACTGACTTGACCAATCAAGGCAACTTGACCAATTTAAATGACATTAAGTTGTATGGCACACCGGCTGGACTGTTGCGTCAGTTGGCTGCGGAAGGTAACATGGTAGGTGGAGTATTTGGTCCTGTGCAGACTCCATTGTTGGTTGCAGGATTGTCAGCTAAAGAAATACAAACTTTGTTGGCAGGGTCAGATACAGTTACTGAAAATGAATATCTACGTCTGCAACGATTAGCCTATCAAGGTATGACTAATGTTACAGGCACCGATCTACAACAAGTATTAAGCATATTGGAAGTTACTACTCCAAATATTAACAGCATGGCTGACTTGTTAGATCAAACTAAAATATTTCCAAACAGTTACACTACATTACTGACTCCTACTCCTGTTGGTCCAGTTCCTATCTATGGCACAGATGGCAGTGTAAACATGAACCTTGCCGACAATGTATCGGCATATCTAGCATCTCCTAATGGTTGTGAAGATTTAAGCAAGGTAATTCCGCCAGCGCAGGCAGTGGCCAACAAGGCTGTGCAAGTGGCATTTGAGCAAGTCACTAACATTGCTGGTACTACAATACCTGCGTTAGCTAATACAATTAACACTGTAGCGAGAAATTCTTGGAATATTGATAAAACATACCTTGCTAATGCTGTAGTGGCAGATGCTCCAGCGGTGCCCACAGTGGAAAATCTAGCACAATTAAGTCCAGACACTGTGTTTTATCGTGCCCAACAAGATGTGCCTGCAGGTGTGAATATTAACAATACTGATTACTGGGCGCCCACCACATTGGGATGTGGATTGAGTACTATGGCCGGATTGCCGTTAATCCAGTCACAGACCACAGCCATTGACTCTTCTGTGATTACATATTTTTCTAGTAGTGTAGCAACTGGCTCGGGACCCGATGGTACTATTACTACATGTGATGTTATTGGGACTGCAATTGATCACGGTAACATAGCCGCACAACTTTCTATAGCAACATCTGCTATGGCCAACATTGTGTCTTTGGTTGCTACCAATACTGCTAACGTTACCAATATTAATTCCGCGTATGCAGCCATTGCCGTTGCAACCACCGGATCTGATGTGGTGGCTAACATTGCCAAAGCAAATGGAAACATTGCTAATATTTACGCTAATGCAAATGTTCAAGTGATGTCTAATGTAACAGTCCTTAATAATGCTTGGTCTGCTATTGCCAATGTGCTCGGCACAGAAAAAACATATCAAACAAACGCTGGTATTGATTACACCAATCTTACGGCAGGCGAAATGGTCAGCACCATGAGCTTTGCGCAACAACTGCCTATTTATGGCACTCAAAATAGTTCTTGCGGTCCTGCTTACTTTCTTGAGCAAGTGGCCAACACCAGCATCATTGGCGGCCAAGCCATAGTTGGTGCCTTGCGTGAAGGCAAAAACAATCAGTGTTTGAGTGAGTCTAGTTTGAACGTTGACACTACTCCCCTTCCACGCCTAGCAGTGACTCCTGTGCCTGCTGTGACTCCTGTATACTAAAGTACACATTTTTACTGGTTGACCAATAAACACATTGCCGCTATAATTAGGGCATGTGGATCAAAATGCAACGCAAAATACTAGAGTACTACTATCGTACTAATTTTACAGTAGTAGAACTCCTGGTGATTGTAGGGTTATTATTTTGGTTGACCAGAAAAGCCGTTTTTGTTATAATTTAGGCATAGACAGCAAAAAGGAGCCAAAATGATCGGTAGTGTAAAGTTTGAAGACCTGCGCGAAGGCAGTGTAGTTATTGTGCGCGGTGCATTCGGCACAGGCCCCGAAGAACGTGTTAAAGTTGAGGGTCTGGACCGGGATATCAAGAACGGCATTCCGGGGATTGACTACAACGGCTCGTGGGCATATCTTGACCAGATTGTGCGTGTGGTTTCTTATTGAGTTGGTTGACCAGAAATGTGTTATTTGCTATAATTATGGCATAGTAAGCAACAAAGGAGCCCCGAATGACCCAGATGTCCAAGATCCAGCAAGTTAACTCTGCTATCATGTTTGGTGAGTTTTCAAACACTGAACTTGACAGCATTATCAGTGCAGTGCAATTTGCCAAGGCAAGTCTGCGTAAAC